TTGCTTTACAACGCTTGACCGGTTTCCGGTCAAGGAAGACGAATAGACCATGAACCGCGTGGTCGCGCCAGCACGTCGATTCGTGTCACTTGCACTGTCCCGGTCGACCAGAGTGCGGCCACGCATTTATATAAGGACTGCACCATGAAAAACAATTCCAAGAATATCCGATCCATCCAGCCGGGAACGAAGACAACTATCGGCGACAAGGTTGCAATGGCGCGCCTGAATATACTGAATATGTCACAGACGGAATTCGCCAAACTGGTCAAAATAAATCCGGTGTATATATCAAGGATCGAAGCGAATAAAATCGTCCATCCGACGGTCTTTTTTGTTGCCGCCATCGCCTTCGCGCTGGACTGCACCGTCGACACTCTACTGGACGATGACAAGTTCGAAGCGTGGTACTCAGAGAAACGCGACGAAGCTGACCGGGCGCGACTGTCCGGCAGTACAACAACAATAAAAAACCATTAACGCGAAGGGTTAATATAATGGCCGTGAAGAAAGATAAACTATTAACGATCGCCCGAATGACAATTCGGAATTATTTGGTGATTACCGAATGGGCGATGAAGCTGGGCAAAATGAACCGGATCACCGCCGCCAATCGTCGCGGCAAGACGGCGACACTGAGAGCCGTAAAGGAAGCACTTATATCAAGCGGCACCGATCCCAGCTTGATACATGACAATGAAGACGAAGCCGAAATCATTATGGAACTGACTGACGGCGTCAGTATAGAAAGGAAGATCACCGCGACCGGCAACAAGCTGAAGGTCACTGTTGACGATCAGCGCGTGACTGCACCGACCCGGTATATCAAGGAAGTTTTGCTGGGCGGCGGCGGCGGATTGAACTTCGACCCGACTGAATATTTTCTTGGCGACGAAGCGACCCGGCGCGAAATGCTATTGAAGGCATTGCCGATCACCGTCACCGAAGATGAACTGGCGCAGCTGTCGACCGACAGGGGATTCGATGTTGTCTGGAAACTTATTAAGCTGGACGATGTCGACTTCGATCAGCACGGCTTGACGGTATTGAACGCAATCAAGAAGCTGATATTTGAACGCCGGGCGGAACAGAACTTGCACGTCAATCGTCTGACGAAGGCGCTGGAACTGGACAGGCGCGAAATCCCGGAAACGATCGACACCGATACGTACAAGGGATTCAAGCTGAATGAACAGATGGACATACTGCAAACGATGGAACGGCTGTTCAATGAGCACAACGGCAACATCGATCTACGTGAAAGCATTCACACTGACATCGATGAAGCGGATGCCGCCATTGAATCGTCAAGGTTGCAGATAACCGAATGGGAAGAAAAGATCGCCGAAGCAAAGTCGTATATCAAGGATCAGCAGAAGAACAAAAAAACAATGATGAAGCAGTTCGACGACGTCGAAATTCTGGTCGACAACTTCAAGGCGCCCGACATCGATGCGCAGCGTGCGCATATCACCGGCTTTGAAGCCAGTCAGGAAGTCGTCCTGAAGCTGAAGGAAATCGAACGCCGGGCGACACAACTGGAAGCCGACAAGAAATTGCACTTCGTACTTGACGAGTTTTATAAGTACTTCAATCGTGGCATCATTACCGAAATGATCGGTCGGTCGGAACTAACGATCGAAGGCGTGAGTCTGGACGACAAGGGCAACATCCTGATACATAACCGACCGCTGAACAAGCTGTCGGATTCGGAACAGATCACGCTTGCCGTCGACATAGCCGAAGCACTGGTCGGCAAGCTGGGCGTCATATGCGTCGACCGGCTGGAAGCATTGGACGGCGACAGCCTGAAGGAATTCGAAGCGCGCGCACTGAAAAGTCCTTGTCAGTTCATTACGTGCAAGGTCGGCACCGGCAACCTGAAACTGGAAAAGGAATAAGCGTATGGCTTTTAAAAACAAACCGAAACGCAAATCGTCGTTCAGGGTGCCGCTGCTGGAATTACCAGCCGTGTCTCATGCGACACGGCTGAAGCATATCCGGAAAATGATAGGTGACAACCATGCAATTTATTCCGTCGGTGTCGATCTTGGGTACAGCGTGACGAATCCAACGACGCTTTGCTTGATTGTTGACGATTATAATAATGGTCAGTTTAATCAATTCGTATATGACGGCATGGTCTTCGCCGATCAGGGCGGCGACCCGGCTGCGCGGCTGTTGAAATTCGGAACGCGCCTGAGCGAAATCGTCGACGATATGTATACGAATCACCTACAATATTGTCTTCGCACCGAATGTTCGACCATGATACTGTCAATCGAATATCCGCTGGTCGTCCATCGTGGTGCAAGCGTCAACTTGTATCAGGTATTCGCCGCGACCGTCATGGCCTTTGAAGATATTCTAAATCATGGTGCAATCACGACAAAGCTGCTGACGGTCTATCCGCAGCAATTGAAGGAATATATGACCGGCAGTAAAGTGGCAAAGAAGCCAGCGATGGGATTTGCCGCGTCTGAATATTATAAGTTCAATCGCGGCATAATGGGAACACCGAAGGTACAGCGCGAAGGACTGGTCGACGCATACGCGGCGGCAATGGTCGGTCGCTGGTTGTACCTGAAGGGGATTTGATTATGACGGACGAAAAACTGTATCAGGCACAACAGGCGATTGAAAAAACCATGAAATTTATTCGCCGGACGTGCCGCTTCACCGCCCATTTACGTGACGAAATGCACGCCGGGAAGAAATCGGAAACGATATTGACGGGCGAAAATAATTATATCGGGCTGATGGCTGAATGCTGGTTCGGATTGCGGTACTGTCTGCCGGTCGACTTCACGAATAAGCCGGGCGGTGATGGCGGTGTTGACTTCCGGGTCGGCGGTCGAACGATAGACGTCAAGGGTGTTTCACGTGAAACATCTTTGAGTTATGTTTGGTTTCCTGAGCCGAAGCGCAAGCACGCCGACGTTGCTGTCTTTGTTAGATATAACTTGACATTCGACTGGTGTGTTGAAATGGGCTGGATGTCCGTCGACTACATTATGGAGAATTATAATTCACAGCCCAGCTTGAACGATAAGCTGGCGCGCCGGATTGAAGTGAACGACCTGCTGCCGTTGTCCGACTTGGAAGGCTGGCTCCCTGAACTGACGGACGGGCGGTGCCTATGATGAAATTCAATCGACAGGGGGGCAGGTTTCAACACTGTCAGGCGATCGTCGACCGGGCTGGCCGGTCATACCGGAAAGCCATTCAATCGCTGTCAGCGGCGCATATGGCCGTTTTGGTATATTTCGGCATCCGGATCGACCCGGCGGACATCCGGGAAGCGTTTCGGGTGTCGATGATTCATGGCGCTTGGCGTCGTCAGCGGCGGCAGTCAGAAGAAAGTCGCCTTGACGATGTCCCTTTATTATGGGAACACAATCCCAGCCATCCCAGCAACGTGAAATTTGATTTCAGGCAGGTCGACCGCGAAAGCTATTTCAAGCGATTTTACGACACTAATTTAGGTATACCATATGACGGTCAATCATATGCAAAATTGCCGCAAATAATGCGGTCATCTTATAACATTGAAACAGAAGGAACAGGCAATGACGAAGATCAATCAAACGAAGAACACGGCGAAAACTAAGGGCGCTGGAAATAAGGCCGCCGGTAAAGCCGCACCCAGCAAGGACGCGGATCTAAAAACGGGATCTGAAACGTCGACAGCGAAGGACATCATGAACCCGGCAACACCGCCGAAGCTGAACCCGGTGAGCAGTCTCAGTTTGACGGAAGCTGAGATCATCGGCATGACCACGCGGGTCAAGAACAACAAGTCGGTGACGACGGTGCAGCTGGCATTTCTAACCGACGCCCAGTGTAACGATGCGCTGAAGACCATCAATGCGCTGATGTCGACCGGGTCGAATTTGCTGGTCGACATGGCGCCGCACCAGCTTGACTTGAACAAGAAGGACGTTCGCAGCAAGAAACAGAAGGACATATTCGATGAACAAATCGACAAGAACAAAGCCGCCGCCGCCGCGAAGAAATCCGCACCCAAGAAGACCGCCCGGCAGTCGTCAAAGAGTATTGACGGCAAGGCAGCAGGGACGGCGTAAGATGGCATACGGTGAATATCAAGACGGCATTCAATGTCCGCACTGCGATCATAAGTACAATCGCGTCGACAGCTTGACGATGATGGCGGACGTGAAGAACGGTTGCTTTAAAAAGGTGACGTGTAGTATATGCGGCGCGGACATCAAGGTCTTGCGGTCGGTGTCTGTTGTCTTTTCATCGGACAAAGTGAATGCCGATAAGACCTGAAAATATAGCCTTGTACCCGGGCGACTGGGCGGACATCCGGAAGACGATCCGCGTCCGGGCACTGGGCTGTTGTGAATTTTGTGGAGTACCTAACAAAACATTACATCCGGTCACTGGTGCGCTGGTCGTCTTGACGGTCGCGCATCTTGACCATCACCCGGCGAACTGCGACCCGGACAACCTGCGTGCATTGTGTCAGCGATGTCACAATCAGTATGATGCACCTGTCCGGGCGCTGGGCGTCAAAGACCGGCGCCGTGAAGCGATCAGGAAAGCCGGACAAATGGAGTTTTTGAAATGACAATAGAAGAAAGTATCAGGAAATTAAACGGGCTCATCGATGAAGTCCACAAACGTATCGACAGTGTCAATGAGGATCGCCAGAAACAGAGAAATCAGAATAGTACGTACAGGCAAGGGCTGGCGGACAGCATCACCGAACTGGAAAAGTCGCTGGCGAAGCAAATCGAGAGGATCGACAATTCTGTCCATTGCGATGTCGCTGATAACCTAAAGGACAATATCGATTCAATCAAGCAACAGATCGAAGTCAATGTCGATTGCACGAACAAGGACGTCGCTGAATTTAGGGAAGGATTCACGCGCGTCAATGCCGACATTAATATACTTAACGACGATATGTCAACAACCGTGCGACGGCTCAACGCCATCGTAGATCAATGGAAGGGCTTTCGGGGAATATTTGATGATGGAATCGCCGGGATCGGCAACCAGTACAAGGAAATATCTGACAACATCGTATCGATAAATGGAAGTATTAATGCACTTGCCGACGAGAATATCGCACAGGCTTCACAGGCCGGGCGGGTCAATGGCCGCGTGAATTCACTTATGGATAGTGTGGGCGCGCTTGCTTTACAGCTGACGGCAAACAGGGACAGTACGGACACCCGGTTCAAGAAGCTGGGAGACAGCGTCAATGCACGGTTCAAGAACAACGGCGACTTCGTCCGGACGCTGAACGGTCGGCTTGAGAAAATGGAAAAGGCATTCTTCGGCGTCGTGCCCGATCCCGATGTCAATGCATTCAAGCGGCAATGCGAATCCCCGATCATTCACGGCGACCCGTCAGCCGATCCGACGCCGGACGAAGGCGGACTGGATCAAAGGCCGATTGCTGACATTGCTGACATTGATGCGAACAAGGCAACTGAATTCCACGATAATATCCTGAAGGGAATGCAGGAAGCGAAAATCCCGGTGACGGCAAAAGTTGACGACATGAATTTCACGCAGACGCCGGACGGCTGGACGGTGACTTTCACTATGCCGTTCGATTCGAAATGTCCCAGCGTCGGCAAGGACGAAGACGATGAAAGCTGAAGACCGGCTGCGCAAGGCGTGCCGACACTTCGGGCGGCAGGTGACGGCGGAACTTCACCGCTATGACTTGTATGTTGTTTTACTGCTGGGAATATACACAGGCGGCGCGATTGGTTTTATAAGTACATTCATCACCGGCGAGAATCCGAAACATGCAGGCATATCCATACTGGTCGCGTCGGCTTTTCTGCTGTTCAAGTCGGTCAAGCACTTACGAAAACGGGACGGTGATAAATGAGTCACGGCGGAAACGCCTGTCAATGCGAGGAACGCTCGAAGCCGATCGACAAGCGGGACTGGCGCGTCATCGATCGGTACTGTAATTATTCAGCTTTCAGCGGCTATCGCCGAACGTCGGGTCAATACAGTTCGGTATATTGTTATACGTGCGGCGCGTTCTGGCGCACGTCTGCACGATACGTCACCTATTTAATGAACGGAACACTGCCATGAAACGAAACAGCATATCATTCGGGCGGGTATCGATTAAGACTTTATTGCAGCTGGTGCAGGAAAAGATCGCCGCGCTGTCCGCAATAGAAAATAAACTTCTGGAAATGGACAAGGCCAACAAAACAACCGAAGCCGACATTGAGGAAGTCCGGCGACAGATACATGAGAACAACGCCGACGGCAGCAATGAGGAACCGATTGAATCGCCTGCACCTATACCGCGCGCATTAACACAGGAAGAATACGACGCGATTCACCTGATACCGCCGAAGCCAAAGTCGACCGACCGCAGCGGCATTCACAACACGGCCTTCAATTTACCGCGTGAATCACAACCGCCGGGCACGCCGACCGTCGACACGACCGATACACTGGAAGTCACCGGCTATGTATCACCGGCGGATTCGGAATTCTCAACTGCGATCGTCGGCTGGGATTGGCCGACAAACAATCGGCGCAAGATCGGATTCGAACATGGCGAATGATAATATCAAATTGATGCTATACCCGGAAGAAGTCGTCTGGCTATATCATGCGATCCTGAATATGACCACGCATGACATCGAACGGGCGATCCCGACAAACCCGGTCAGAATGTCCGCTGAAATAGCACGCGGCATCCGTGACAGGCTTGCGGACTTTGTCGGGACTGATGCCGGTGGACACTGAATTTGAAGTCGCTCAGGAAGCGCCGGAAGTGGCTGACGACTTATTAATCGAACAGCTGAACCGTTTTCAGTTTAATCAAAGTATTGAACTTAAAGAATTATTTGACGACACTATCATTCGTGGACAGGATAGTTTATGTGGCACAGATGACACACTTGACGACAAACCAAACGGCGACAAAGAGATATGATCGGTTATGCTCAAAGTGTGTCACAAATGACACAGTCGCCAGCGATAGGAAGGCAAGGTGATGCCGGTGAGATAGATATAAAAGTATGCAAAATATTGCGGTGGACTTTATGGGGTCGGCGTCAAAAACACGCTCGCGCCGATCCCTTTGCCTTTCAACAGACTGTACCTTTTATTTTATTTTCGTTTTGCCGGGCGCGTTTAACATGGTATATCTGGTATGTCTTATTCATTCACACAGCAAGGTTAGGGCAACAAGGTTGCTTGACTTATCTATGGTCAGGCAGGATAGACAGGACAAGCAAGACTTCTATATGTTCCCAGTTAATTGAAAAAGGGAAGGTCTTCAATCCGACAGCAGTGCAATCGAACAAAGCGGTCTATTTTAAAAACGCCGCGCGGAATTAAAAAAAATGAGGCAATACCGTGAACGGACTTTCATTATTTTCCGGTGCTGGAATTGGTGAACTGGCATTGAAACAAATCATTCCAAATTATAGGACGGTAGGCTATGTTGAATGGGATAAATATTGTCAGGATGTTATTCGGGCAAGAATTAAAGACGAGGTAAAAGATGATGCGCCTATCTTCGGAGACATACGGGAGTTCAACACCCGATTCGCAGGTCTGTATGCTGGAAAAGTGGATTTCATCTCTGGCGGTTTCCCCTGTCAGCCATTCTCTTTCGCTGGAAAACGGCAGGGGGAGGCCGATGAGCGAAATATGTGGCCGGCCACTGTCGAATGCATTGGCATCATACGACCACGATACGCATTCCTGGAAAATGTCCCAGGGCTGTTTGCCACTGAATACATCTGGCGAATCATTGCCGACCTTTCCGAAATCGGGTATGACTGTGAATGGCTGCCTCTATCCGCTGCCGAAGTCGGAGCGCCCCACAAACGGGAACGGGAATGGATTCTGGCCTACGATGCGAACGCGGGACTGGAAAGGCCAAACGCAAAGAGGTCAGTATCGCCCGATAGATTGCATCGTGAATTACCTGGTATGGATCACTGGAAAAAAAGGGCGGGCGAATCCGCGTTTTTGGGAAGAAATGATGCTGTGGCCAATAGGGTGGACAGACTTAAAGCCATTGGAAATGGATGGGTTCCGCAAGTGGTTAGAGAGCTTTTAAAAGTTTTATATTGACACGATTTCCGGGCGGTGTTATAATCGCAAACTAAGAGCCACAAACGCTTCACGGTGTTCGTTACCAAGACCGGGACGATAGGACGCACAGCCTTAGTCCCGGTTTATTTTATTGTTGACAAATCCAATTCCAGAACCATATCAATCAAGTAAAAATAGGACGTGTAAAACATGAACGAAGACATCGGCACAATACAAACGACCAGCCAAACGGTGACAATATCTTATGTGTATGCATAACAACGGGTTAATAAAACCACTACAATGGACAACAATATGAAAAACGGTCGGAAAAAAGTCACCGCCGTGAAGTCACACACCAAGAAGACGAACGGCAACGGTGCAGGCGCATACCAGCCAGCCTTGCAGCGTGACAAGGTCGACAAGATGTTCGTTCACTGGATTCAACAACGTAATGCATCATTGACGGCGCGTGAATTCGGTGTCTCAAATTCGGTCGTTTATAAGTACATCAAGAATGAAGGCTGGGATCACCGCGCGGACGAAATCGAAAACATGAAGCAAAAAGAGGTTGCGCGCCGGATCGTTAAACAGTTCAAAAGCAACCTTGACGCGGTCAAGTCCGTCAAGGATAAAGTGCTGCAAGAAATACTGGCAAGCAACCGTTTGAGTCCGACCGTCGCCGATCTTATGCGGCTGATTGAATATGAAGACACTGCACTGTCGGGCGGTGAAACCGGGAAGCAAAATATTATATTGCAGATAGTGACTGCAATCATAGAAGGCGGCAACTTTGGCAGTGACGAAGATCGAGCAGAAGACGAAGAAATCCTGCGCACGCTTGAAAAGCAAAATCGCTTCAAGGGCAACTAAAGCGTGGTTGCTTAAACACCAGCATCGTAATACTTTAGGCCATCAATGCACGTTTAAGAAGCGGCGCTGGTCAATTCCCATATATACCGACCCGGCGCTTGAACAGGTCTTCATGAAGTGCGTGCAGGTCGGAATCACAACATATTTATTTGTCACGATCATGTATGAAATGATGCAAGGCCGCTTCGTCATCTATGCGACGCCGACTGAAGGCGACCGCAATGAATTCGTGCATAATGTCTTCGACCCGGTTGTTGAAATGGTGCCGTTGTACCGTCGGAACAAGGGCGGCGTCAACAACGTCGGCATCAAGAAGTTTTTCGGATATGGCGGCGTCAAGTTCGCAGCATCGCAGGCGCCGACGGCCTTCTTCAGCACACCGGCGCAGGTTGTTATCATCGATGAAATGGACAAGTGCAACATGAAGAACCTGAAGTTCAGCAAGTCCAGAACAGCGGCGACGCGCATCCTGCTAGCTGAGGAATCGAAGCATATATGGGTATCGAATCCCAGCTATAAGGATCAGGGGATCGATGGCAAGTTCAAGCTATCGGATCAAAAGTATTATCAATTTAAATGCCAGCATTGCGGAGAATGGCAAGACCTTGATTTCTTCACGAACGTCGTGCGCATGATCGATGAATACAACTTCGAACTGATTGACACCAAGTATAAAACCGATGACGTTCGTGACGTTCATTGCCTATGCCGGAAGTGTGGCGGCATCGTCGACCGGGAAGAATCGAAGCAAGAGTGGGTCAAGAAGCGTCAGTCTATTATTGACGTTTCCGGTTATCAAATATCACAGCTGTTTACGCAGCAGTTCTATATCCGGGAACTGGTCGCCGACTTCGAAGCGGCGCTGAACGGTGATGAAACCGATCGTCAAGTCTTCTGGAACACGAAGCTGGGCTTGCCATACTCAGGCGCCGGGACGAACATATCTGAAGATGACATCCGGGAATGCATCGTCGACGATTACACTATGCCGAAGACGTCGGAATACACCGTCAGCGGACTGGACACCGGCATATACTTACAGCTTGCGATCGATGAACTGGTCGACGGCACCCGGCGCAAGGCGGTCTTCCGGGACAAGCTGTCCAGCTGGGACGACGTCAAGAACGTCTGTCATCGATATAACGTCCGATGCATGGTCATCGATGCACAGGGCGACATACATGCGCCGCGTGACTTCCAGCGGAACTTCAAGCATTATGGCGTCTGGCTTTGTGAGTATATTAAAGCCGAACACGTATCGACCGGCGAATGGAATCAGGTCGAACGATATGACGGCGGCGGTCGCCGATCGAAGTTCGTCCAGATCAATCGGACTGAATCGATCGATAATATGGTCGCGTCCATCCAGCAGGGCATCGTCATATATCCGAAACAAATATTGCACGCTCAGAAGGGTGAATGGCTGGATCATATGATGGCGCCGAAGCGCAAGCGCGTCGATCGTAAAGACGGGGGAGTCCGCTACATATGGGACGAAGACGGCAAACCGGATCACGCTTTCCACGCTGAAAACTATGTCCATATCGCCGCCCGGATGCGGAAATTCCGGGCTGGGTCAATGTCGATTATGGCTGTCGATTAATATTTTAATATTGACATTCCATATATAATTGTCGATAGGCTATTTCAGAAGAAATATAACCATGAGGCTGCCGTGAGCAATAAACCACAAACGGGATTGATACGAACGCTGGGACGCGCAGTCGTCACGGCAGTGCACGACTGGTCGGCCACACAGGTCAAGGATTACAGGATCGCACCAGCGCACGCGAACATCGCAGGCGGCGATCATGGCGCGCCGCATCCTTCGAACTTCGTCGCAGAAAAACAGGCCGAAAGGGTCGATGCGCCCATATGCACCGCCGTCGCCAGACTGTCGGACGCCATCAAAAAGACACCGCTTGAACTGGTCGAAGTGAATCGGCTTCCGGATGGCCGGGTCGAGGAAGTGAAGGACTTCGACCATCCTGCATATCAAATATGGCAACGTCCGCTTCCGCCGAATGCAAAACTGTCGGCATTGAACCTGATGGAAGCGTGGGTGCAGTCGCTTATCACCGTCGGCAATTCCTACGATTCGCTTGAATTCACCGGCACGGAACCGAGTGAGATATGGCCGGTGCCGCCGGACAATATGCGGCTGGTGCCGGACAAAGACGGACTTGTCAAACGATATGAATATCGATTCGGGACTGAGTCGGTCACGTTTAAACCTGAAGAAATAATCCATATTAAACTATTCAACATCAATGATATGCACTATGGACAGTCACGGCTTAAACCGACCCTTATGGAAATCATGACAAACTATTATGCGAAGAATTGGAACATGAAATTCTTCAAGAATAACGCCATACCGCCCGGATTCATTTCACCGAAGGAACAGATCGAAGCCGTAGATCAGGCGAACATCAAAAAGCAATGGAACGAACTGCATAGTGGTGAGGAAAACTGGCACAAGATCGGCGTCATGCCAGCTGAATTTGAATTCGTAAAGATCGCGCAGGACATCAAGGATATTCAGTTCAATGATATGCTGGGATTCAATCGGGAAACGATATACGGCATTCAGGGCGTGCCGCCGCTATATGCTGGCATCCTGAAGCATGCAAACTATTCAAACGGTAAGGTGCAGGAAAAATTATTCTGGACGATCGCGGTCGTGCCGCTGTTAATGATAATCGAAGATGCACTGAACAATCAATTGTTATGGCTGCACTACGATGAGGAACGGCGCTTCCGGTATAAGTTCAACCTTGACAATGTCGAAGCCCTACAGGTCGATCGTCTGGACAGGGCGAAGGTGCAAACGCTGTCACTGAAATGGCGCCCGGTGAATGAAATCCGGGGCGACGAAGGGCTGGAACCGATCGAAGGTGAAGACACAATCCAGCGCAGCACGTTCGGCGGAAACGCAAACGGCGCGACGCCGGTCGGCACAAATCCGACACCGCAGAAGGCGACCCGTATGCCGCTGACGTTCAAGATGTCAGTCGACGAAGCCATGAACACGCTGGTCATGAAGTCGTGGGCTGAAGCGCAGGATCGATTAATCACCGACGCTGAAAACGGCATGAAGTCGCATATGGATCGCATGTTCAAATCACAAATGAATCGGGTCATCGCCAGCCTGAGAAAAGCGACACAAGGACTTCGGACGCCGCTATTTTGGGCGATCAAGGCCGACGACCTGTCCGACGATGCCGGACTATACTTCGACGTCGACAGTGAGAATGCACTACTGAGGGACAACACCCGGAAGTATTATCAGACAGTCACGAAACAATCCGGACAGGCCGCCATCGATGCCGCCCACAAGGTCGGCGCATCCTTCAGTATTTATGATCCGCGCGTTCAGGTCGAAATTGAAAAGCTATTGAATCCGCTGGACTATGTCAATACCCGGACATGGAAGGACATTCAAGAAGTCTTCCGCACCGGGTATACAGACGGCGCATCGATTCCGCAGATAGAAAAGCAAATCCGGACGATGTTTTATGACATGACGAAGGGTCGATCGACACTTATCGCCCGGACTGAAATGACCGGCGTCGTGAACGGCGGAACATATCAAGCATACTATCAGGCCGACATCGACTTCATTAAATGGCTGGCATTCATGGACAGCAAGACAAGGGTCGACCATCAAAACGCGCACACTCAAATGATTAATATTGCCGCCGGTGAACGCTTCACGGTAGGCAAGGACATGATGCGGTACCCGGGCGATCCGGAAGCCAGCGTCGGAAACCGTGCGAACTGCCGATGCACTACCATCGGCGTCATCGATGACGAGGAATAAGACAATGGCGAAGAAATATATCAAGGTCAATTGCAAGGGCGCTGCTGGCGATCGCTTATGTGACGCCGCACGCTGGATCGATCAGGAAGACGGCGTCAATTCCATGCAGGATTCCGACGGTATCGTCCGGACGCTTATGTTCGACCGGGCGAAGGGCTGGAATTCGACCAGCGCGAAGGACTGGGCGCGTGACAACAAGTATGACGTCGCACCGAAGGACGACTTGAACATCAAGGACTTAATACTGGGCGCAGAGCCGGTCACGACCGTCGATGACCTTGATACGTGGTGGGTCGACGACAGTAATTACAAGGCGCACGATTATACCCGATGGGCAACCGGCAAGAAGGACGTCACCGACGATAAAATATATAAGCGCTGCGAAATGCGGATCGAAACGAAGTCGAAGTTCAGCGACATCATCGTCATTGAAGGCTTCGCGTCGACTGACGACTGGGATCGGGACGAAGAAAAAATACTTCCGACCGCATTCGATGACACACTGCATGACTTTCATGAGGACGGCGGCCTTCTACTGTTGAATCATGAATGGCGTGCGCTGCCGATCGGTCAAGTTATGGTTACGGAAGTTAAGGATCGCGGCTTGTGGGTCAGGGCGGAAGTCCTGCTGGACATGCCGATGGGACGCGGCGCAGCAACCTTGATTAATCGCGGTATACTGAAGACGTTTTCGATCGGCTTCCGGGTCGTGGATTCAAAGCACGAAGACGACACCGATCGCCGTATTATCACAAAGTTAGTACTATATGAAATATCTGTCGTCAACATACCGTCAAATCGATTTGCACGTTTCGGACTGTCTCAGGATGCAATCGAATCGGTCGACGCGGATCAGACGATGGCGGACACGACGCGCTTCGCCATCAAGTCGTTCAACATTTTAAACAAGGGAGTCATTGACCGAAAGCGTCAAGGAACCGACCGATCGCATTGGTATGGCGGCGGTCACAATACGAAGGACAGTACAATGACACAAGCAGAACTGGAAAAACTGGCGGAAAAATACATGAAGACCGCCCAGCAGCCGGTCATCGACGTGCTTGAAACGGTCAAGACCGACATGCAGGACATGGGCGGCAACATCGTCAAGCGCGAGCAGATCACCAAGCTACTGGACGACAAGCTGACTGAATTCCGCAAAGGTATGGTCACAGCCGACGACGTCAAGACGATGCTTAAAAACGTCGAAGATGACCTGAAGGACGTGAACACAAAAATATTGAAGGGCAATTTGGGCGAAGGCGTCCGGAAATCCCGGATATTTTACAAGGACTGGTCGATGGAAACTGGTCTGAATTGCTTCAATGATGAAGGCAAGGCGCTTGAAGGCGATGAACTGAAATTCCATCAAATGTTCCACGCCGCCGTCGACTACGAAAAGGGCG